ATATAAAAGACGTAATACAGCACAAAAAAGATATTCAAAAAAACAAATTGCAGTCACTACAAGCAGAGGCTAACGAGCTACTAACTAAAACTGGAACGCTCAATAAAGCTGAAAAAGAGCGCTTGATAAAAATCAATCAACAGATAGTTTATTTATCCGAAAGTTCGCTACCTTTCTACGCTAAATCAGCCGAAGAAACTATTGAAAAAGCAACTCAAGAAGCTAAGGCAGAAATAGAGGCTTTTAATTTACACGCTGTCACCGCATTGGGATTGAAAGCGCTTGAAGATATTGATCTTGTTAAGCGCCTTTTAGACGATAAAAGTAAATAACTGAACGCATGTAAGACGTTAAGTAAGGATAAGCAATGAATAAAAATATACTATTCGTTATGGATAATCAGCTAAATCCTGATAAGTATACTGAGGAAGAAATTATAGCAAACGCTAAAGATGCTGCAAATTATAAAGATGCTTCTGATTATGCTGCTGCTGCCTCGAAAGAAATAGCTGGTATGGGTTCTGGTAGTTATTTTCCTGATGCCGTACACCTTGTTAACGTTTATTTTAGGTTGACAAAGGAAGATAAACAGAAGTATTTAGATGAAATCAAGAAAGGGAGTAAGCAATGACAGATCAGGTAAAGAACCCAAAACACTATCAATTAATGGGTGGCGTTGAGGTTATACAGGTGATAGCTGGCAGCATGACAAAAGAGTCATTTTTCGGCTATTGTCTTGGTAACAAATTGAAGTACAGGTTACGCGCTGGCAAAAAGGATAATATAGAGCAAGAGATTGGTAAGGCAGATTTTTACTCTGATCTTTATGAGCAGTACAAGCATTTATGTAAGACCACCCAGAAAACGGATTGTGACAAGTGCAAGCTTAAATTAAAAAAACAGCAATGCAACAATCTCAAGGTCGCTTTATGAAAGTTCAAGATTGGTATAAAGAAAAAGCTGAAAACAGCCGTAAAAAATGGGAATTAGCTATTGATGCTGGCGATCAGGTTTTAGCTGAAAAAGCCATGACCGAGCATCTTAATTATCAAGAGTTGCTAAATCAAGCAGCTAAAAACACGTAAAAGGTGAATGAAAATGAAAGAAATTCAAGACAACCCACCCCCGTTCGTAAGAAGCGATGAAGCATTATCTTACTATCATGAAATCTTAAATAAACTCGTTGATAATGATGTGCCGTTACGCAGTCAAGACTCTTACGCTATTGGTTCAATGGCAATCAACTATGCGGCTATTGATATGGCACAGCATGATATAGACTCTAACGGCATAATGATGGACGTACAAGGCAGTGAGCGTCACATGATTGCTAAAGCAAATCCAGCAATCAACGTACTTAAAGACGCTCAAGCAAATATACGTTTTTACATAAAAGAGTTCCAAATGTCACCACAAAGCCGAGGCAAGGGATTTAATCTCAGTGGCGGATCAGGTGTTAGACCTCAAGATGATGGCTTTGATGCGGTATGATAAAAACATTAGTGTTATTCGTTCTTGCATCGTTGTTTATGTACCTTGCGTTTTTTTCTTGGTACATGATTGATGGTGATCAATGGGGTTGGGCTAAAATACCAACAGTTATTTTATTTAGCGTCTTGGCTGTGACTCATGCTTGCTTGCTTGTGACTGATATTTTTGGGGTAAACAATGAGAAAGGGTGATATTGTTTTTTATTTGATGTGTCTGGTTGCAGCGACACTGATGTTTTATCTAGTTAAGCATCGAATCTCTCAACCCGACTATCAACCAAAATTATCATTAAGGGATAGTAGAGGGATAATAGAGCAAATTGGTGTGGAGTCCTTTGAAAAGTTAAAGGCTTACCACTGTGAAACGCCAATAGCCATTTATATTCACACTAACAAGTGGACTGACAACTGGTGTCATAATAAGTACCAGCACTTGAATTTTCACTTTACTGATAAGGGTGATAATGAATAACATTGAGCAGTATGCCTACCCTGAATTGAGCCTTGGCGATCAAGATTATAGATGGTGTCACAGGTACGCGCATGATGTGGTTACGGGTAAGTTAATTGCTGGCAAGTGGATTAAGCTTGCTTGTGAGAGACACCTTAAAGACTTGGAGCGTGACGATGTGTACTTTGATGAAGCAGCCGCCAAATCTATTGTGTTGTGGTTTAAGTTTATCCCGATCACTGATGGTAAAATGGTGGGTACTGCTACGCTTTTATTTCACTGGCAAATATTCTTAGTTTGTAACCTTGTTGCGTGGAAAATAAAAGGTACAGGGCTGAGAAAGTACAAATACGCTTACGTTCAAGTTGCGCGTAAAGGTGGTAAATCAACACTTGCTGGCGGCTTGACTCTATATTTCATGTACAAATCAGGGTATTTTAGACCTCGCGCTTATTCAGTGGCAACAAAGCGCGACCAAGCTAAAATATTATGGTCTGCTGCTAAGGTAATGATAAAGCTATCAAAAAGACTTCAAACAATATTTAACGCCAGAGCCAATGATATTTTACTGCCAGCACAAGAGGGCGAATTCAAACCACTAGCTAGTGACTCAAACAGCCTAGATGGTCTGAACCCACTTATTGCTTCGCTGGACGAGTGCCATGCGATAAAGGATAGAAACCTCTACGGGGTTATGGTTTCAGCGTTTGGGGCGCAGCCAGAGGGGTTAATGTTAACAATCACCACTGCTGGCACTGTGTTGGATGGTATTTGTACTGATCTGAATAAGGCTGGTAAGCAAGTCCTTAATAGCGAAAGGACACAAGATGCGTATTTTTATCTTATTTACGAGATAGACAAGGGCGATCAATGGGATCTAGAAGAAAACTGGTACAAAGCCAATCCAGCGTTAGGTGAACAGCCAAGTATGGAGTATTTGCGTGATCGCTGTGTTGAGGCGCAACTATCCTCATCTGAAAAAGCAAACTTCCTAACAAAGCATTTGAATGTGTTCGTTTCTGGCGCTGACAAGTGGATCGATATGGATGAGTTGTATGCGTGTAAGTTCGATAGTACATTGTTGCAGTATCAAGGGCGCAAGTGTTGGGTTGGTTTAGATAGGTCGCTAGTTCACGATCTGACTTCTTTTTGTATACTGTTCCCGAATGATGATGGTGGCGCGGATTGTTTTTATAAGAATTTCTTGCCAAAACAAACTATGCTAAATGTAACCGATCATCTACGACAAGTTTACGCTAAGGCTGTTGATTGTGGTAACTTGGAATTATTGAACACCGCTACTATTCGTGATGAGCCTATTGTTGAATTTATCAGATGGACTTACTCTGAATTCGATGTTGAAATGTTTGGTTATGATCCATATCACATGAGAGAAATTGCTGAAGATCTTGCTGACGAGGGCTTACCTATGATTGCAGTTTCACAAGGTACTGGCAACATGAGTGAACCAGCTAAAAAGTTAGAGGGTTTAATAAAAGAGCAAATTTTTCACTACAATGATGTGCTTTTGGAGTTCGCAGCGTCTAATGCTATATTAAAGGTCACTGACCAGAACAATGTTAAGGTAGTCAGGGAGAACAGCAAAACCGACAAAATAGATCCTATAATTAGCACGATTATTGCGCTATCATGTGCTACATTACAAAAAGTCGAACATAATGCCTTGGAGCATAGAGGCTTATTTTAGTTAAGGAATGGTCGTGGGCTTAAAGTCATTTATTAGTAATTTATACAGTGTCAATACCAAAAGCATTGCAGCGAATGATGTTTTTAGGTTCTTTGGCGGTAAAGTTTTTTCTGGCACTGAAGTTAATGTTAATACTGCCAGCCAACACGTTACAGTGTACGCATGTTGGCGCGACAAGTCTGAGTCAGTTGGTCAGTTGCCAGTGATGCTTATGCGTAAAGGGACAAAGGGCTTTGATGTTGTTGATAGCGGCAGAGAACACCGTATATTCACGGAGTCACCTAATGACTTTATGAGTATGCAAGACTTTATTGAAATGTACATTACATGCCTTGAAGCTAGAGGTCGGTTTTACGCATACATAGTCAGAAATGATAGAGGTAGCGTGTCTGAAATACTACCTTTTCGTTACCAAGATAATGTACACGTTGATATGGATCAAAACGGCAACGTTTACTACAACTACACCACCAATGATGGAAAACCTAAACTTACCATGAGTGGCGATGAAATCATGCACATCAAGTTAAATACGCTTGATGGTTTCAATGGTTTATCGCCTATTGCTTGTGGTGGTAGCGCTGTTGGTCTGGGTATTGCTCAAGAAGATCACCTATCTAATATGATGGAAAATGGCGCTATGCCAAGCGGTATACTTGAGTCAGACTTAGTATTTAAAGATCGCAACGCCATCGAAAGGTTGCGAGAGCAATTTACTGAGCAGTACGTTGGTAAGAAGAATAACGGTAAAATTGTAATGGTGGATCAAGGCTTAAAATATAAGCCGTTAGCTATATCCCCTGCTGATGCCGAATTGCTTGAAGAAAGACGTTACTCGAAAACAGATATATGTAGCTTATTCAGAGTTCCACCACATCGTATTGGCGCTGAAGTAGGTGCTGGTACTGACACTAAGGCAAGCAATCAGGACTATTATATTAATGTTTTGATGCCGCTTGTTGTTAAGCTTGAGTTTGCTTTAAACGCATTGCTGCCAAAAAATCTAAAAGTTAAGCTGGATGAACGAGGTTTTATACGTGGAGATTTTGGCACGACAGTTACCGCCCTTGGGGAGCAGTTTAAGTTAGGCGCAATATCTATCAATGAAATGCGTAAAGATACTGGTTGGCAACCTATCGAGGGTGGCGAAGTACACGCAATAGATACAAACAATATAACACTTGGTCAATTAACTGATGTGCCTAAACTGCAAGAGCAAGCAAGGGCTGCACAAGAGCAAGCAATGAATTCAGTCGAAACAACAACAGAGGAAGAAGCCGATGTCGATGAAAGTTAAATATTTACAAGTGCCTGTAACGGACTTTAAATACGATGATGATTCAGGTACTTTTACCTGTTACGGGAACACAAAACATAACATAGATCGCGCTGGTGATCGTCCTATGGATGGATGCTACACAAAAAGCATCGCAAAGCACATGGAAAAAGGCACTATGCCCAAAATGCTTTGGTCACATGATCCCACTATCTTGCCAGTTGGCTCTTACTCTAAAATGGAAGAAGATGCCAAAGGTTTAAAAATGACAGGTAAGCTGTCTGAAACCAGTATGGGCAAGGATATTAAGATACTAGCTAAAGATAACGCGCTTGATTCTTTTTCTATTGGTTATGTAGAAGTGGAAAGTGAGTACGATAGCAAGACAGGTATTAACAACCTGATTGAGTTAGATATTAAAGAAATATCATGGGTTAACTTTCCTTGTGATGAGAACGCACAGCTTGAGGCTATCAAGTCAAATATAGCTGATGGCGAACTGCCTACTAAGCGTGAACTGCAAAAGCTTTTACGTAATCAAGGTTTATCTAAATCTCAAGCTGAAAGAATAGCTAACCACTACGATCCTAAAGCTTTAGCTGAAGAAGTTGGTGATATTTTTGAGCAAATGGTTATAGAACAGAACACGAAAGAAGATGATATATTTGATTTAATGGAAGAAGTGGAATAATATCTGTGTATTGCTATGCTGTGGTCAGTTTGGTAATCGCTGTGGTCAGCGCTTAAATCAAAACCCTAACTTAAATTAAACATAAGGAATATCCACTATGGATGCCAAACAATTAAAAGCGTTGCTCGAAAAAGCGGTTGCTCAAGTAGATTTACAAAAAACAGCTAACGAAGAACTTACTGTACAAGTTAAAGCGTTAGAATCAAAATTAAATGATGGTGCTAACCTTTCAACTGATGAAGTTGAAGAAATGAAGAACGAGATCAGCGATCTTCGATCTAAGTTTAAAGCGCCAGCGTTAGTGTTGCCAGAAAACCAAAAAGCAGCAGTACGTGAATTTGCCATGAAAAGCATCAATGAATTCATCGGGAAATCTATGCCTGTTAATGGTAAAGGTGGAGCGCATGGTTTCGGTGACTTTAATAGCTTTTTTGCTGGTGCTATGGAAGAACAAGCCAAGTCTTTATCATTGGCTGCCTCGAATGATGGTACTGGTACTGGTAGTGCTGCAACAGCAGTCCAAGAAGTTTTAGCAACCGATCTTATCGAGTATGCGCGTGACTTATCGCCTATCCTTGGTCAAATTGGTGTACGTCAAGGTCTAACTCGCGAATATCGTGAATTAGTGTTAAGTAAATACCCTGCAACAGCCGATGGCATTGAAAACGTTGCTGGTACTGATTTTCCGAAAACCGCAACTCAAGAGTATGGTCAAGTTAAGTCTGATGTAGTTAAAATTATGTCAAACGCGCCTATCACTGATGAAGCTTTCTTTGGCACTACTTACAATGTGTACTCAGACTTACTTCGCTTATTGGGCGATCAATTTGGCGTAGATTTATCAACCAAAGTTCTTTACGGTGATGGTGGTGATAAAAACGGTCGTGGTATCTTATCAAGTGGTCGCTTAGATATTACAGCTACAAGCGGTGAGTCATGGAAACCGACAATGGCTGCTGACCCTGCTGACGCTCGTAGTCATGAGTTTTTCCCTGCAATACCAACGGGTGTTGCTGGCGCTTTGGGTGCTAACGATGAGGAAAAAATGGCATTAATCCTAGCTGTTACTCGCGCTTTACCTCAAAAGTACCGCGCTAATGCTCGCTGGCACATGACCGAAGATACCTACAGTGTGTTTGAGGCTGTTAAAGACACTACTGGTAGACCATTGCTAACTAATAG